AGAGTGTTTGGTCCCATGAATCGCTCATGTCATGGATACACGATTCGATAAATGCCGCCGCTTCTTTATCCTCAGGACTTATATCTCCATCGGCTGAATTATCTGAATATGGGTCTACACGCCATTCAAGACGAGTAATAACTTTCTCGATGGCATAAAGCATGGAGCCAATGGTCGGGTCATTATCTGCCATCTCACGGTAAGTTTTGAAACCGCGAATACCGCGGAGATTGGTGAGAAACTCTTCATAGACCGTACCACCGGAACGGCGTAAACCGGTTGAACCGATTTCTTTGAGGTCAAACTTTTCTGCCATTTATCCCTCTACTCTTTGTGGGCGAGACCAACGACGACCTTGATAGCCTGTTCTTCGTTAAATCCCGCGTCCATCAATTCCCTGAATAATTCATGGGTCTGAACGGCGAAAGCCCTTAGTACAGACATGACTTCTCCACTATTGCGGAAAAAGTCGTCATTCACCCAACGATTATATCGCTAGGTAATTTTGTCCTTATTCTCCGTCTAAAACGAACTCAAGAGAATTCAACCTCAAGCGAGAAAGTTCTAGTGCGGCTTTACGCGCTAAATCTTTTGTACCTGCGGAAGCATAGTGGCGCTCTTCAATCAATCCACCCATTGAATCAAATGAACGAAAATTGATTTTGAAAGGCAATTCAAATTCAGTTTGCGTCAAATGTACTTCAACATATTCCTTTGGTTGAACTTCCATTGAAATAAAAGGACGACCTTCAGGCGATACGACTATCTTCGCGTTGGGAAGATTCTCAACGAAATAATCGGTCCATGCCATGTCATCATCTCCCTTCAGAGATTTTCAACCCCAATCATACTACACCGGGGTTAGAAGGGGAACGCTTCAACCTCGGGTGTTTTCTGCCATGATGGTTGAGTCCAAGGATTGATTTCGACATCGCCCGCTCCGTTACGGTCTAAAGAAACAACATTGACAATATGACGCTTTAAGTCCACGCCAACATTGAACGCGGTTATCTCAATCTTGCTTCGCTTTTGCCCGGTGGCTTTGTCATCCCATGAAACCTGAACTGCCGTACCTTGAACGATTACGCCCATTCCCTTGCGGAGTGATTCGCAAACATTCTCAGCCATCTTATTCCAACACTTAACAGACCATGGCGTTACCTCGGTGCTTTCCCAAGTGCCATCTTCTTTCTTTACTGATTTTGAACTTATGACAGTAAATGATGCGACCGCTTTACCATTCGGTGTAAATTTCAATTCAGGGTCGGCGGCTAAATTGCCAGCGATAGTAAGTGTGGTCATGCTATGTGCCTTTCGTTAGTTATTGGTTGTCCGGTGATATGTAGTTTTTTTCTTAGCACATCTCTTTCATTCATGGTTGTGCCTCCCCATACTCCTTGAACTTTGAAATGTAACGCATAGGTCAGACATTCTTCAACGCACACACAATTGCGGCATATTTTTTTCGCTTGTTGATTTTCAAGAGAATATCCACCTTTGTTGTCCTCCGGGAAAAACATCTCTGTATCAATCCCATGGCAACTCGCTCCCTCGAATTGTGGCGGTAGTTTCATCAATCAATTCCTCTCCTACTACTAAGCGATGCGGGGAAGAGGCATCTAACTTAGCCAATACACGCCCATTTCTCCAAACTTTTCCTGCCGCGACACCCTCGTAATAACTACTCTTTGGTTTAATCCAATCATCACATTCTTGCCAAAATTTACATCCGGAACAATAGGAAAGACCGGGCATTGCGAGGTCAATCTCGCTTTGGTCGAAGAGCCAAGAATCCGCTTCGCGGCACGGCGCTGTATTTATGAATTCTGAACTCATGGTGTAATTTTATTTTGAAAACTCAGGATTAACTTTAGGTTGAGGGTGTGTCTCGCCGAATCTTTCTTTTAATAATTCTTGAAGTAATTCTTCGCGCTCTTTATCGGTCATTGGTCGGTTTGTCTTTAATTCCGACATCATCGTTATCCTCCCAAGTGCGAATAGCGTGAGTAATCAAACCTTGATGTCGCCAATCAGGATTTTGGTCATCGGCTAAAGTCAAAGTCCAATAATCCTTATCGCCCTCTCCCATCCATTCAGATACGAGGACCCAACCAGTACAGATAGCCGGTTCAATAAAGGCGATGCGCCCGATTTCGGCGAGCGCATCGTCTATTACTGAAGGTTTACTTTGCTCTTCATTCGCCATGCGGCGAGGTTAGTACCAAAAATTACGGCTCCAAAAGCGCCACGCCGAGCAAGGGTCTGAATATCGAGATTCGATATAAATGAATCCTCGCTGTATCTGTTCTTCAACTGAAATCTTTGGGTCCAGTCCAAGAATCTGCGGGATGCCACCGGCATTGAGTTTTTCACCGTTTTGATACACAGGTTTTCGATTGTAAGCCTCGGGTCTCCAATTGCTTTCCTTGGTCCATAAGGATTCAAGGCATTGCCATTGGGCTTCAGACTTCCAGCCATAACTAGGCATCATCTTCCGGGCGAAATCTTTCGCCGCTTCCGGAGTGCGTTCTATGTAAATAGGTTTCATAACTACCAACTCTTCAGCATGGGCTTCAGGGTCCGGCGGTATATGAAGTGGATTGAGAACTATCAGTCCAAAGATAAAGAACGCGAATGGAATAGGTTGTAACAGTTTTTCATAGAATCGCATATTCCTCCGATGGTCGGAGCAGACATCTCTTGCGCCAATGGCTTTGGCACTTCGATGGTGTCGGTATCGGACCGACCCCGCTTTTACAAGTAAGGTGTTTTGCGAACCTTGGGATTTAGGGTACATCATCAAAATGAATGACTGTCAAGGATAGGGCGTCGGTGGCGGAGCGATTTATGGTCACGCTAGAGAGAGGACGGACGCGCAACCGCGCTTCAACGCCACCGACTCGGGTACCCGGAAGGAATGGTACCTGAACACATAACCGTGAAAGGTAAAAGCCGGTTATGTGAAATCGCTCCGCGAATCTAAGAAGAGACTCGCGGAGCGACCCTATTCAATTACCGGCGGGTCTCATGTCCTTAACGGAAGAGAGTCGATGCCGGTAACCGAATCCTTAGTCCAACCTACTTTGTCCGTAGGCGTTGATTCCGTAGTCATTCAAGACTTTCGCAAACGCTCCCGCGTAAGCCTCTTTTCTAGTTACAGACTGACCGTAACCACGGACCCAAATATCGTAGCCACCTTCATAACTATTGGTGCTTCCGATTCCAGCCTTCTTCAAGTAATTCACGAAAGCGCCACGGGCAGGAAATATCTTTACCCATGCGAATCCGCAAAGACCTTCAGCAACAAAATATGTTTGCTTCTTGAAGTCGATGTCATTGCCAAGTGGCGTAGTTGGAGTCCCGACAATCATTGGTGTAGGGACAGCGGCTTCAGCGGCGGCACAACCGGCGGCGTCAGCCTCTTTGTAAATGCGAGCGCACTCGCGCTTGCCAAGTGTTTTTTTCTCAATCACTTGAGTCATGTGTCCTCCTCTCGGACAATTTAAGTATATCAGACCCGGGTTGTAAATTCAACTTAGACCGGAGCCTGTCGGATTCCTCAGCGAGCGCTCTTTGATGCTTGGCTATTCGGATAGCCCGTAACGAGCCTTCAGAGACCCTCAGAGGCTCTTTCCTGCGGACCCGGGATAAGAGACTCACTAGAACCACCGTCCGGTCTCTATTGACCCCACAATGCCAAACGCGACCAAGAGAATCGCATAGAACAGAATCGCTTCAAGATTATCTGCCCACCGGCGACCCTTATCGGTCAATCGAACTCCGCGTTTTGTTAGATGCTCCACAATCATGCCGTCCTCCTATCTTTGATTGGTCGTATCAATCCCACCGCTTCAAGGGAGGCATCAGCCTCACAATCGAAACAATAGAATTTTCCTTTGATTAGTGTCAATCGATATTCCCTACCACAGTTGTAACACTTCATGGAATTATCACCTCGTATTCATTGCGTCCAGTAAACACAGCGATAATGTCTCGCTTTGAAACTTTCTTTTCAAGCACCTTGCCCTTCTTGCCGAATCGTGTCGCAAACCATTCAGCCTTCTCGCGCTTGACTGTCCATGAAATTCCATCTTTGTTGAGACCGGGTTGATAACCTCGATAAACCGTGACGGTCTCGGGTAATCCGGCGTAAGCCATCTGCTCATCCCAATCCATGAGCCATTCACGATTGGCTCTATCTGAAGAAAAGAACTCGCGCCATAAATCAAGATGCGCCCAAGCGTTTTCTGTGTCAGTCCATATCTGACCTAGTAGCGACCAGTATTGGCGATTGTTGAGATTCTCTTGAATCTCTTCGAAAGCCTGTAATCGATAAGGTCGCTCATGAAGCCAAATAAAAGATTGATAGTTTTGTTTTTCGAGCGCTTCAGCAACTAATTTCTTTTTAACCTCGTATTGATAATTGGCTTGACCGCCGGAGAAGAATGGCACCTGATAAACAAGTGGATGTCGCAACATCGCGAAAGAATCTTCTTCGTAATACGGAGCAAGGTCAGGGTGAAGAGGCTCATTCTGTTTAGCAATTGCCTCGGCTAATTTTGCGTAGTCCTTTGGGTCTACTGCGAAATCAGGTTTATTCATCACACACCCTTCACTTTATCTTTGTAAGGATTCTCCCAACGGAACTCTGCCGGAACCGCTTTGATACATTCAGAACCGACTGGAAACCATCCCATGTATCCCGGGTCTCTTTCCTCTAAATTTACATCTTCGGGATGAACTATCGTGCTACCCCCACCGCTAACAATGACACCTTGCGACTTACCTTGCTTAGAAGTATCTCGACCACAAAAAACACAAGTCAAAAAATGATGTTTATTTTTACGGTCTTGGTATTTCGGACCGAACAATGGAATCTCTTCGCTATCGTAAATTATTCTTGAGCCGTTTCTTGATTTCTCAATAACTGCCATTTGAACTCCTCTCGTATTTACAACCCCAGTATAGCCTAATTGCCGGGAAGGTACAATTAACCCAATCGTGTCCCGCGTGACCCCGAACAAAGGGTTTTTGAGTGCGGGTTTGGCGTATCTTGATTGTCTGCCTCTTGGCTTTTTGGTGGGCTTTTATTCCAATGTCGGATTCAGCGAGCGCGGATGGCTCTTGGCAATCGGTGGTCAATGGCAATGCCTCGGGCAACTCAATCCAATTTGACTATCGAGGTGGAAGCGCCACCTATCTCACCACGGTCACCGACGGTTCGACTGTTACCGTTTTAATCAACAACACCATCGCGAACTGTATTGGAAGTTGTACGCCGATAGCCGACAATTGGAGCGTTTCAATCAATGGTCAAGGCGCAAGTGGTAACACAATTGAAAATACAAGTATTAGCGCGACCGCATCGGGTCAAGTGACAATCAATGTATCGGGAATCGATAATGGATTTTGGGCGGGATGGTACGGACCAATTTTTACTGTTTCGGTAAGTGGTCCCGCTCCAACCCCATCACCCACCCCCACCCATTCGCCAACGCCTGAGCCTTCTCCGACTCCGACATCTCCCGAGCCTTCTCCTTCACCAAGTTCTGAACCATCTCCGTCGCCTTCTCCGACGCCTTCAGATTCACCCTCTCCAAGTCCGACTCCAACGATT